GTTTTGTGTCCACTTTAGCGGCTTTGTTAGCCGCGGCTGTAAATTTATCTACCGCGTCTTTTAAGCCTTCAACTTTAGCCGCAGTTTTTTCAGCAAAATTTCCAACGCCTTCAATAGCGCCATTAAGTATTGCTAATCCTTGTTTAGCACCAGGAACTTTTAATTTGTCCATGACGGTTAAAAGTAGTTTAAGCGGCCCTGTAACAACCTTCATAATAATTGTAATCATTTCGCCCCATGCGCGGATCATAAAGGCTACATAACTAAGAACAGCCTTAGCAACAACGGCTACTCCATTTCTAAATGTTTCGCTTTTTTTGTATGCAATAACAAAACCAGCAACAAGCAAAGCAATAGCAGTAACAATTACACCAATTGGGTTTGCTCTCATAATTGCATTGAGTTTAAGCATAGAAGCGGCAAGCCCATTAGTAGATGCAATAGATGCTAATTGTCCTGTACGCATCAATGTTTGAACAACTGTAAATGCTTTAGTAACCGCTGAAGTAATAATAACAATTGCGCGATAAGCCTTCCATGCAACAATCCCCGCAAAAACAGCGCCAGTTAAAGAAAGAATAACTGTACTGTTATTTTTAACAAAAGTGCCTAATGCGCGCAAGCCTGGAATAAGTTGATCAGTTAAAAAATCTGTAATTATTTTAAGAGCAGGCAATAACTTTTTACCTAGATCTTCTTTAAGTTGTTCAAAGTCATTTCTAAGAACCTGCATGCGGCCTTCAGGTGTATTTCTTAATTCTTTGTTAAAGTCTTTGTAAGTTGAATTGAGTACATCAACAATTGCCGCAGATCGTTGTGCTTCTGTTCCTGATGAAATAAGTTTCTTTGTGTGGTCATCAAGTACAAAACCAACTCTTGTAAGAGATCCAAAGTTACCGTTAAGCGCTTGTGCCAATCCGTTTGTCATTTGCTTAAATTCATCAGCGCTTGCGTTAGCGCCCTTTTCCGCGGTGACATAATCAAGAATTGCAGGAGTCAGCGCCTTAATGGTGTCAGTCTGCAAATTAAATGTTGCAAGTTGTGATTGTGTTTGCGTAATGTTTCCCGCGGTTACTACTCCCACTTTTTGCAAAGCATCAGCCTGGGCATTTAGTGAGGCAATTTGTTCATCAGTAGCCCCTGTACCAACCTTCATCAATTGATACAAGCGTTGTTGTTGCGCTTCAGCCTCTTGTGCTTGCTGTATTACATCTCTACCAAATTGCAAAACTTGAGCGCCAGCAAACGCAACACCAAGAGATGCTCCAATTTGTTTAATTTTGCCCATGAAATTAGTCATGCCAGTAGATGCTGTTTGAACAGAGTTATCTACGCCTTTGATAGCGTTTTCCGCTTGCGCTAAACCTGTTTTAAGTTGGCTTACATCTGCTTGTAACTGAATGAGCATTGGGGGGATTAGATCAGCCATAATTAACTCCCCAATTTCTCTCTAACAGCGGTTGTAAAGATCCTGGTTAATTTACCGCTACGCAGTAGCATCAATGCCGCAGGTTCTAAGTAAGGGTATTTTACCCCTGACGGCCATTTTCCACCGCCCTTTTCTACCTGGCGAGCGTAAATCATTGTTGGCCCAACTTCAGCAATGTAACTACCTAAACCAGCGCGGTAAGTGGTTTTGATAGATCTTTTGAGATTACCTGTAACAGTATTTGGCCCTGATCCACCAACATGTTTTGGCGGAGTAATTTTTAACCACGGTCTGCCATTTTTACTTACGCGTTTTTCATAACTACGCGTTCCTTGAAAGTTTAATTTTGCTTGTCGTTCAACTGCAAGGCCAACACGCATAATTCCTAATTGTGCGCCTTGTTCAATTTTTTCAGCCGTTCCATCAATAGCGGCGAGAACATCTTTAAGGTTCTTGATAACAATTTCAGCCATCTTGTAACCTTTCTGTTTTCACCTCATCTACGGTTCTAGCAATTGCTATTAACCAATCCGCTGTACGGGCGGGCAAATTATCTACCTGTTCAGGTGTCCAACCAAACCGTTCCGCCATTTGATAGTAATACCATTGCTCATCAGGATAAGAAAAGGCTTCATGCCTTTCCCCACCCTTGAGTAACCATTTTAGGCGTTGGAGTTCTCGCCAATTGCTTTTGGGTCTGCCTCTGTCTGTGGCGTTTCAGCCAGGTTAGGGAACAGATACTTTTGTGCGTCTTTTGTATGTTCTACTAAAGCGTCATAATCAACCATTGTAAGTTCATCTAATGACTCAAGTTTGATTGATGGTGGGATTAAATCAAATGACCACGACTCAACAAGCATTGCAATAAGTGCATCACCTAATGCAAGTGCTTTTGTTAGATCTCCGCCAACTGCATTGTCTGCACTACGCATGACATTTTTGCGATCTTTTACACGCAAAGTCGCTGGATCTTTAAGAACTACTTTTGCCACTGACGGTAGCGTTACTTCTTTAGACATGTTGCCTCCTGTTGGTTTGCCTTCCTACATCATACTAAAAAGAGAGCAAGCGGTGTGGGAGAGCGGGAAGGCAATCGCCCTCAACCACACCGCCGCCCTGATCTACTTTATGCGTATGTTCCTGATGGCTTTGCGTTGATTAGCGTCCATGCGATAGGTGAGAACCCACCTGAAGCGCCAGCATCAGTTGTGTTTGATTGTGCATTGAATTCAACAGTTACTTGTACAAAATCTTCACCGCGCTCAATAACACCAGTGGTGTAAGCACCCTTAGTAAGAGTTGCAACAATTCCTACTTCACTTGCACCTGAGCCATAGTTCCAAACAAATTGAAGCGCAGGCTGTGTGTTGTTAAGGAAGTTGAGTAATTGTGAGTCATTGTCCATAACAAATGTAATCTTTCCTGTTACTTCCAATGGCCCTAAAAATACCTGGTATGGATCTTGTGTTGCCGCAATTCCATAAATAGGTGTTGCAGGGCGTTTCATGTCAATGTTGCCAGTCATGGCTGTTGCAAGAGTTGCTCCGCCAACTGAAACAGTACCGCGCCACACTGGTGTAGGAAGAACTGTTGAGAATGATGGAGATGGTGTTGCAACAACTTCTGATGCAAAACCAGTTGATTTAGCATCATACTCAAGCATGCCATCAGCATTGAACTTCAATGAGAAGTCAGAGAACTGGCAACCTGGGTATGAGCGAACATCAACAGCATAAAAATCTGTAAGTGTGTATGAGATTGGTTGTACATCTCCACCAACAGCAAGGCTGTTAAAAAGTGTAATTTCATGTACAAAAGGCGCTGTAGCGCCTCTTGTTGCTACTTCACCAAGAACACCAGCAATTGCATAGCCAACAGTGTCAGCAAATACAGCGCCGCCGTAATCAACGGTTGAGCGTGTACGCCCTGGAATGTAGTTGTAGTTAAGAACATTTGAGCCACGCAAACCTGTGTCATAGAGTGGATCAACAATGTCCACTGGCTTGAGAGCATCTTTCATTACTGGAATGAAATCGGTTGGTGCTACTGCCGTACCGCGGGTTGCCTCTTTAGCAATACCTAAGTACGAGCGAACGGATTGCTGTACAGACATTATTCATCTCCTAATTTATGGTCTGACGCGGCAGACATGGTTATTTTTTCTTCTTCTTTTTGCTTTGTTTCTTTTGGTTCTGTCGGTTTTGCTGTTGAAGGTTTAGGCGCGGCAGGTACTACATTTGCCGCAATAAAACCTTCAGGCGCGTCAAACTCATCACCAGGCTTAACAGTGACCTTTACACCTGGGAACACGCGTTCATCAGTTCCATTGTATTTGTACTTCATCATGCTCCTTATGCCTGGATCATCTGTGTTACTGGAAATTGTATCTCAGCAAAGATTTCTGTAACGCCTTCTTTTTCAGTAGAAGGTTCTCCATAGCGGGCCTGAATAACTGGCTCTGCTCCTTGCCATACAAGATTTCCTGTTGGATCGCCAAAGTTGTGATCTGATCTCAAGCGTTCCTTGATGTTATCAACGATTGTGTCAAAATCAGTCATAACATCTTCTGCGTCTCTATGAAAAGAAATGCAGAAAATTTGAACAATTACGGTGTAATCAACACGCTTCCAACCATTAGTTGCCCCGCCAATTGCTAGGCGTGTTTCATACTCATCAGCAATGTAAACAACAATTGCCGCTCTTGTAGATTGGCCTGGCTCAGCGTTTACCTGGTAATTGATGATCTTTGGGAAAGATGTAAATACCTGATTAACATTGAGAATACGCGGGTTGGCTAAAAATAAAGAAAGGGTTTGGCGTACCGCGTTGCGGCCTGTGAGCGTAGGTACGGCAGTCATTATCTGATCCTGCGGTACTTGTTTACCATGTCTAGGGCAACGGCTATGTCACTTCCATAGCGAACAGAACCAGGAATGTTGCCCGCGGGTGAAGTTGTGTAAGCCATAGTAGTTGAAGCATCACCACGCATTTTAATAAAAGCGCTTGTAATTAAAATACATGCTTGCTTGAGAACAGTTGGCATGTTGCTAAATGTTGCGCCTACGCCATGAGCAAATAACATAGGAGAAACTAAAGGAACTGTAGTTGATCCGTATGTGTAAGTGCTTGCCACCGTTACGCGTTCAGTTCTTTGACCGTCAAAAATGCGGTATTGCTCACCTGGCAAAATGCCTACTCCACTGGTTACAGTTAAAGTGCTATCTCCTGCAAGAGTAGCCACTGCAATTTCTGTATTGGCATAACCTGCAATGTATGTGTACTTAGTAAATGTCCAATTGCTCTGACCGATAGAACCACCAAATTGAAGCGGGCCTTGAGAAGTGTAATTCCACCCAATTTGATTGCCAGGGATAATAATTTGTTGGCCTTCAAACCATGCTGTTGAGCAATCTTGTAATTCATTTAATTGATTTGGGTTAGCCCCATAATAAAATGCAGACAAAGAAACAATAGGCGCGTTGTAAGGGTGAAGCGCGTAGTACCCGCCTGATGCTGAATAGCGTATGCGTTGCGTTTCTGTGTACTGAGTTGCCACTAAATTTTGATTGAGGTATTCATTCATGTATGAAGAAGCGCGCAAAATAACTTCTGCAAGTTCTGCGTCTTGAGCCGCCGCGTTACCGCCTACAACTAACATGTCAAAGTTAATTGCCGTTGGTGCGTTTTTGTATTCAGCCACACTGATGTATGGATTTTCTCCACTAATGTCAGGAGTAATACCTACGGCCATTTTTTATTCTCCATCTCGCGGTATGTCTTGTGACTGGTATCCGCAACGCCCACATTTGCGAAACCAACCCTCAAAGCCACATTCTACGCAACTAAAGCCGCGCTTGCGGTCATCAGCGGAAATCGGATTAAGTGATGCTTCAAAAAAACCTTCAGCCTTCATTGCTTTCTGATCT